AGTTGTCGAGTGTCCAAGTGCCGACCTTGTTATCAGCCCCGTCTGTTGCCGCGTCGTAAACGTCGATCAACAGATCGTAGGCCGTAATGGTCGGATTGAGAAAGAGAACCTCGGTGCCTACCCAGCCGCCAGACCCTGGCTTTTGCGTGCCCGCCAGCAAGATCGCGAGCTGGTTCGGATCGTATTCGCTGTACATTTCCATGCTGACCGTGAACTCGGTCGGCTGGTAACTGACCTTCTTGGTGGTATCCCCCAAACGGGCGATCTTACGCGTCTGGCTTTGCGCTTGGGGATTGATGCGGGTCACCTGTCCGATAACGTCGGTGCCCTTCTTAACGATGAAAACCTGCCCTTCCTGAACCTGAAAGGCTGGGACTGTAGTTGGTGATGCCATTGTAGAATCTCCTTATGTCCGCGTCGCGCGGCTCATCCGATCAAAGACAAGTTGTGTAAACTTTGCTTGCGCTTCCTCCCAGCCCATGCGCACAAACCGTTTTTCGCGGATTGTGACCGAGGGCACGGTCACCCAGCGGCCTTGCACTTGGAAAACGAGGTAAGGCCCATTTTTGGCACGAATGATCATGCCATATTCATGCACGTAAATCTTCTGGATCTCTAGCCGCGGCGCGCTTTGGCTGATGCCTACGCTGGCGACATATTCCCCGTTGATGGTGCGTACATGGCTACTCACGATCATGCTTTTCATGCGCCCCGTGGCCGCATACCCAGGAAACAGGCTCATTTCGGCAGCGGGGGGAATCCGCTTGCGAATCGCGTCGCGGGCCATCACGGAAGCCTCCTGTACGGTCTTGCGCGCCACCTCTCCGATCTGGCCGCGCATCCGAAACAGAGCAGAGCGCCAATCATTCATATTCTTAAAGCCAGCCACGGTTTCCTCCATTCCTCCACAGTGGCCCCGGCTCGTGGAAAGCCCAGGGCCACTGCTGGAGATGTTGAAGAAATGCGCAGAGAGGGTGCGCATACCTTCCTATTTCATAAGCGCCACGAACGTGACCCCGGTTTCCGCCGCATGGTTCTGTATGTCACTTTGTCCTTGTCCCATGCGGGTCGTTGCCCCATACACAAGGTTGAAGACATCGGTGCCCACCGTCAAATGCGTAAGCGCACTCTTTTGGGCGCGCAAGAAATCAACCATCTGAAAAAGCTGATACTCGTTCTCTGTGAAAATGGCAAGCGTTGCGCCCAGTTGCACACCCGCAGGCACGCTGCTTCCCATGCGTCGGGCCGCCCCGCCCCGGTAGAAATCGTCGCTTTCAAAGCGAAAACCAAAGATCGGCAACGTGGGCAAAGGTCGCCCTTCTTCGGGGTAGCCCAGGATGACCGTGACCGCCAGTCCGGCATCGGTCGCGGCCTCTTTCAAGGCGTCCAGGTAATCACGTAGCACGGTAGCGATAATCATGTGTCGAGCGTTCCTTTGCGTAGCGAAACATTGAGTAAGTAGGCTGGTGTTACCCCTGCCGGTGCTAAATCGATACTAGCCACACGATACAGTTCGCCACCCAGCGAAACCCCCCAGGCCGCCCGCAGCGCCGTTTCGGTCTCACGGCTCCACAGAAGCGCAACCGGCGTCGTGTCTTCGGGTACAATCCCCGTCAGGCTAAAGGTCAGCCCGGTCAGAGCGCGGTCGGGTAGGTAATCGACGCGTGTCAACGTCTGGTCACTCCACAGCACAGCCTGTGGCGCGCCACCGCTTGTTACAAACGTGTCGCGATAAGCGTCGTAGGTTACGCCATCCGGTAACGTCCAGGCCGATACAGGCGGAATGAGAAAGAGCGTAGGCTTACCCACGGCGCGATGTGCGGCTCGGAACATAGAGCGCACGGTGCGTACCCCGATGAGCATTAGATCGCCCCTATCGTATGCCGCACAAACGGCTTGAGCCAGTCAACCAATTCCGGTAGCATCTTGGCGGTCATCTTGGGCATTTGTACACTAACCCCGGCGATGCGCGCCGCGTCCAGGCCCACCAGGTCAAGCTGCCGGTAGATTGTCAACGTCCAGAGCTTGGCAACCAAAGCCACCTCATCCGGTGTCGTCGCGCTGTACCCCCAGCTTCCCGTAATCGTGATTGCCTGCTGGTGCGTATCCAGGTAGGTCAACGTGCGGTTCGGTTTGAGAATCAAGCGCCCATAGGGTGCCCGATCTGGCTCGAAGAGAAAGTCGGTGCTGTCAAACGTCTCGCCCCCGGTCGTGACAACACTGGTAAGCGAGAGTAGATCATCCTTGAGGCGGATCGTGCCCGGCTTCTCGCTGTTGTAATCGTGTAAGCGCGCTGCCGTTGTCGGGTAGAACTGGCGACGACAATGCCGGTCAATCCCGCGCGAAACCGCAGGAATGATCAGCGTCAATACGCCCGTCCCGATCTCTGGATCGTCCGCTAGGTCGCGGATCTCGCTTACTGTACAATAGTTAGTCGCCATGCGCCTCTGCCCAAGAAAGGATCTTGTCAGCCGTCACCGGCCCCACGCCCTTGACCCCCAGCAGGAGGTCTCGCCCCAGTTCGACGGTGCGATTCGGGCTGATGAACCCCGCCTCCCACAGCGACAAGGCGACACTTTCAATCACGCCCGTCTCCGTCCAGAACAGCCAAGGCCGGTCTGGATCGGTGCTGTAGGTCGCCGCGGGCGCTTCCTCTACCGCTTCCGGTTCATCCGGTTCCGGCTCTACCGTTTCCGGTATTTCCGTATGCGGTATTTCCGTATGCGGTGCAGGGGTGCCCAGGGACTGCATTTTTTCGCGGATCGCCTGTTCGATCAGGGCCGCGAGAGGGGAGGTTTCCTCTTCGCGGATGGCGGGTCTGACAAAACCGTTTTGAATCAGGTAGCTACTGTAGCCACCGGACGCAATGACCAGGGTCGCCCCGACCGGATGCTCGCCAATGCTCTTGTGGTCGGGGCCGTTGTATTTGCCCGCGACCAAGACAACGACCTCCACGCCGTTGGGGGGAGGCGTTGTCTCTGCCGCTTTTTTTTGTTGAGCGCCCTGCGTTCGCAAGGCGGGTGGTGCAATAAGCATAAGTTCCCCTGTCCTGCCTGTACTGATTACGACACAGTAGACTAGGAGGTATTTTCTTCCACAGCGACACGCACGCGTTGGGTGAAGGCGGTGGGCTGGGTGGGCGGATTGTGGCGGCTGCGCTTGACGCTGACGCCAGCCACGTACGCACCCTCGGTGCCGTCACCCGCGGTCACGAGGACGCGCGCGTAAACAAAGCCGTTCTTGATATCCATGCGGGCCGGCTCGACCTCGACCGCCACCTGCTTGTTGTCGCCCGCGGCCGCGCTGAGTTGGGTAATATCGGAGCCGGTCACATCCTTGGCCCCGGTGCCGTCGCTGGCGGTTGCCTGCTCTACCTTGACATCGACGGTCGTATCGGTCGCGCCGACGATGACATAGAACAGCACGGGGTCAACCGCATCCATCAGTGTCCAGGGCGTGCCTACCGTGGTATTGTCCACAATCTGCGGGCTAAACGCCTCGAACACGTAGTTTTCCGTAAGAGTACGCATTGTCTCGTTTCCTTTCGTCAAATGCGATAAAACTTCTTGGTAATCTAGGGCTTAGGAGGTGGCGTTCTGCATGACAGCGAAGCGCCACGGTTCGAGAACCTGACCACCCACGCGGCGGCGCATCACATAGACAATGGCGTTCTTACGCGCCGGGCCGCTGTCCAGGTAGCGTTCAATGGTCATCCCCACGCGGTCAATGATCTGGTAGCCGGACAGGTCACCAAAGATGATCGGATAAGCGCCGTTGGCGATGGAGGGCATGGCCTCATCTTCCAACACAGCCTTGCCGCGTAACATCGGCTCTGGCCCCATTGCCCCGCCCGCATACTGGAACGGTTGCCAGAGGTAGCCGAAGTTGCTGTCCTTGATCTGGCTGATGTTGAGGGCGGTTGCGCCTTCCATGATCCAGACCGCGTTGGCGCGATACTGGGCGGCAATCCCATAATAGAGGGCCAGCAACTGATCCCAGGTTACGGCGCTTGTTGAGCCGCTATGGACGCGGGTGAGAGAAAGGCCGTTGGTGCCGTTGGGCAAGATCCCCTGCGGTGCGCCCACGCCGGTGCCGGTGAGGAACTTGGCGTTCTCTTCCAGCGCGGCAGATTCCCCAATGCGGCGGGTCAGATGCGATTCAATGTCGAACGCGGCATCTTCCACGTTATTGCGGCTGATCCACGCCTCGGACATCATCGTATGGACAGGAATCACTTCACTGCCCAGCGTCAAGTTCGTGCCGATATCGGCCAGGTTGATTTCCGATGTCCAGGTCGTGCGTACGCTGCTGGTATAGGTATTGTCGCCCCCGGTGATCACGGGAAACTCGACGCGGTCACGGCTGGTGGTATCCACCGAGGCGCGACTGCGCACAACCGCTAAGCCCTGAATGCGCTCGATCACGCGTGTCTGGAAATCGACCGGTGCGCTAAAGCCACCCAAGCTATCGATGCTTTCGCCCATTGTCGCTTTCAGCGCGTCCACGCTATCAAAGCCGTTGAGCAGCGCGCTTTTGACGACGCCAGGGGTCAAGATCACCTGCTTGAGCAAGTTGAACTCGGAACGTTCTAGCCCGATTTCGCCCTTGCGCAGGAACTTGCCAAAGGCCGCCTTTTGCGCCCAGAAGCTGGCTGCGTAGTCCTTGCCGTGCATATCGGTCAGCACAGCCTTGACAGCGTTATCCAGATCGCCAAAGCGGGTCTGGTAGGCGGCATATTGCATGTCGGCGGCCTTGCTGCTGTCGCCTTCATCGCCCCCGTTGCGATTGCCGCCCACGGGAACAAAACTGCCCCCATTGTTGGCGATCTCGACCGGCGCACGCATCGGCTTAAGCCCACTGGCCGCCGTGATCCCTTCGATGGATTCGGTTGCTTTTTCGGCCAGCCCTAAGTATTTCTTGCCTTCGTCATTTTTGCCGGCGAGGAAGGCGGTCGTGGCCTGTTCCTTGTACCCATCGCGCCGGGCAATCAGTTCATTGAGAGTCATCTCGTCTTTCCTTTCAATAAGTTGTTTAGATCAACGGTAGAGAGTCCAGCCAGTTCGTAGGCTTTGGTAATGCGTTCTACCGGCCAGTCGACACTGTTGCGCCACTCGAATGGAGTGGGGGTAAGGCTGCCCTCGATAATCGGCCAGCGCATAATCTCGCCGCTTTTGGCGACGCGCCGCGCCCGTGGTAATGCGCCCGACGACCAGCCCAGGGATTTCTGGACGATCAACGGTTGCACATACTGCCGGTATGCCTTAGCCAAACGCGCTTGAGCCTCTACCCACAGCCCAGCCTCGTCGTCTTCCATTTCGTCAATGAGGCCGACTACTGCCGACTTCACGACATCGTCGCCCGCGTGGTGGTAGAAGGCGGGCAATTTCCCAAGCACATCAAAAACAGAGGTCATATCTGCCGTGGTGCGCGTGAACCATTCCCCGCTCAAGTCTTTGGCCGCGGGGTTTCCCCACAAGCACAGGTAGCCGCCAAAGCGGTCATCACCCAACGACTTGACCGCCAGATCGCCGGGGTCGCGGTAGTCGCCCAAGCGCCGGATCAGGTTAGGGCCATGAAACCCCTGCTCGTCTACCCAATCTAAAGACTTGGTAACCGGCAAGGTCAGCGTTTCCCCGGTGTTCAGGTTGATGTAGGTGTCCACCCCTAACGCGGCGCAGTGCTGGATCGCCTTCGCCTCGGTCTCTACATGGCGAAAAGCCGCCAGCGTGACCTCCCCTGTGGTTTCATCGACCCGCCCGCCCATCAGGTTTGCGTCCCACAGGTCGGCGTTCTGGGTCATAAACGAGGAGACCGCTTTTGCCGAAATTAGATCCTCCGGTAGGGTGCGGGTGCGATCAGGCGCAACGGCGATCACATACCCCGTGCTGGGCACGTTGCCGACCGCGAGAAAGTCGCCGCCCTTGAAGTCACCGCTCCTAAAAAGGTTTTTCCCCTTCTTCTTCTTGGGGTCGGGCTTTTCCTCGGTCGTGGGCAGGGGTGGCTTTGCGCTAAACGGCGCAGGCTTATCGGTCTTGGGCTTGGCACCAAACGGCGCGGGCTTGTCGGTCGGGGGCTTGGCCGGATCGCCTTCGCCATCCGCTTCTGCCACAGGTTCCGGCTCGGCGTCTTCATCGGTGTCTTCGTCCTCCGCGTCCTCATCGGTGTCTTCCTCTTCCGCGTCTTCCTCATCGTCAGGCAGCGGCTTTTTGGCATCCGCTTGGGCTTGCGGGGC